TTGATGTTGGCCGATTCGCTTGTCCAGTCGCTCGTGCTGACAGAGTGAATCCACTCCAGCGACATGCCGGGACCGGGCGCGGCTGCGCGGGCCACCGCAGGCGACAGCGTTGTCCAGGCGTTGCTGACGATGCTGTAGCGGTACATCGTCACGGCGTTGTTGCCGGCGTAATACAGAAAGTCGTCGTTGCCCTCAATGCTGTAGGTCGAGGTGGTGTCGGGGTTGGTGTTCCACCCGCTCACAGTCAGCGTGTCTGCGGTGTTGCTGACGATAAGCCGAATCTGCCCCCCGCCCGTCCCGCCGACAATTCGAACCTGGTAGTTGGCCCACTGGTTCACTGCCCACGTCTTACCCGTCTGCACCAGCGTGGTGTTGCTGCCGCTCGTGGCCGTGCCTGCGGCGAACTGCTTGTAGGCCGTATCAGACCACGAAGGCGTGGACATCAGCTTGCCGTCCGTGCCCAACGAGGCCGGCAAGCCGGTGATCGTGACGCTCGTCCACTGGTTGGTGGCGAAGTCGTACTTGCGGAACGAGCCTGCGGCCAAGGTGCCGGCGCCGACGACGTACCACGACGGGGTCATCAGGCGGAACACGGTCGCGGTGGTAAACGCACTGCCCTGCGTGGGCAGGGTGATCGTGGACGCAAAATGCACGGCCTGCGACGTGGCCAGCGTGCCGGAGCCACCCGTGCAACCCGTGAAGCTAGTGGCGGTGATGCCGGTGTAGCTCACCAGCACTTGTGCGCCGCTGATCGTGATCAGGGCCTGGCCCGAGGTCGGGAAGCCGGTCGTGCTGGCGACATTGATGGTGCCGGTGGGCAACGCCACGCCGTTGGAGCCGGCCGCAATCGTCGTCGAGCCTGTCGACGTGGTGTTGCCCTGGATCTCCAGCGTGGCACCCGCATTGGGGCCGCTCATGACGTGCAGCGAGTAGCCGCGCAGGTCGCGGGCGAGCTGCTGATTTGTCACAATGCTGGATGTTGTGCCAGACAGCGCGGCCAGCCCCGCGAATGACACCACTTGGTTGGTCGCCAGCGTCCCCGCGCCACCGGAGCAGCCACCAAGCTGCGTGCCAGAGATAACCGACGTGTACGTGATTAGCTGGCGACCACGGTCTGCGGTATCGACAAAGAACGCCCCGGCCAGCGGGAAGCCGGTGGTGGACGCCACGTTGATGGTGGCCTGCGGGAGCGCAGCTCCGTTACTGCCCGCCGCGATAGTGGTGGAGGCGAGCGCGTTGCCCAGGCTGAACGCACCCGCGCACCCGCTGGTGCCCGCGCCAAACGAGCCCGCCAGTGCCGGGCTCGGAAGTTGCACAAATCCGTCTTCGCTTGGGTTGTAAAGCCATGCTGTAGTCGTGCTGGCAACGTAGAGTTGCTGCTGCCTGAAGTGCCTGCTGCTGGCGATAAAAGCACCCGTCGCCGTTGCAGATGGCGCTGGCGTTGTTTGCTCCCACCGCTTCAGGTCAAGGATCTTTCGGTTGGTGTTGGTGGTAGGCATTTTAGGTAACCGTGATGTTGCGACGTAGGTTGTCGGCCCTCATAGTCATCAGGGCCGGGATGTGATCATTGGCTGCCAATCCACCAATCTGGGTTTGATTGACCGAAGGCGTGCCTGTGATATTCACCGAAGGCGTGCCTGCGATCGTCATCGAGTCCGACACCACCCGCAGGCGGGCCGAGCTGTCGAACGTCAGCAGCGCCAACATCCCAAGCCGATCGCGGATGGACTGCAGGGTGCTGTCCAGTCCTAGTGCCTCGAACGCATTGCGGAGAGCCATCAGGTTCCATCCTCAATCCACAGTGTAAGATCCCCGCCTGACGTGTCCCACCAGGCGTAGCGAGTGGCACCAGCTAACTCTAGTGCGGATGGCTGAGTGGCTTGGATGAACGCTGGATTTCCAATGCCGCCGCCGCCGCCGCCGCCACTGACAGCAGCAGTGGTCACAGCCGTGATGCGGCCCGCGGAGTCCACGGTCACCACTGGCACCAAGGAGGACGAGCCGTAGCTGCCCGCCGTGACACCGCTGCTCGGCAGCCTTGCCGCCTCCAGGGTGCCACTGCTGATGTTCGAGGCGTTGGTGGTGTCGGTAGTGACCGATGCCGGAAGCCCCAGGTTGGCCCTGGCCGTCGCGGCACTGGCCAGGTCGCTCAGGTTGTTGGTTTTCACCGCCAAGGCGGACAGATCCTGGTCCCCGGTGTTGGTGCCGCTGCTGGTGCCGCTGAAAGTGCCGGACTGCGTGGCCAAGCTGCCCAGCCCCAGCGTGGTGCGCGCAGCGGCAGCAGAGGCGGCGGTGGCCAGGGCCTGGCCCGTGGCGGTGAAGTTGGCAGCAATGTAGGCCGCGATGCTTTGGAACACCCGCAGCGGGTTGTACGCAACTCGCGTGGTGCTGATGCCAGCCTCTGCGGTGGCTTGCGCGACCGTGGCTGCGCTCCACTCGCGAGAGTCGCTGAGGCGGCTGTCGCTGGTTTGAACGTAGCCAGCGAGGGCCGCCGGTTGCACAGCCGTCGCGGCCAGGGCCCCCTGCGCTGTGGTGGCATAGGCCGCGTTCCCCTCGGCGGTCGTCAGGTACTGCGGGTGCGGGTCGGTCGCGGCCTCATGCGCCGACACCACCGCCGCTGGAGCAGTGGCTGCGGCGAAGTCGGTGGTAGCTGACTGCGCGGCCGATCCCAGCCCCAGGCTGGTGCGGGCGGTCGTTGCGTTCAGGCCCGTGCTGCTGCCGTCCCAGCGCAGCCGCTCGCTGTAGGCCGTGTCCCACTCGGTCTGCTTCGCGGTCGTCGGCAGGCTGTAGCCGGCGGCGAACGTCACCTCCAGCGAGGCGGTGCCGCTGCCGCTGACGCTGAAGCCCGTCGGCATGCTCAGCGACGGATACCCACCACCAGGGCCGGCCGTGGCGGTCAGGGCCCCGCCCACGATCGACAGGCCTGAGCCCAGCGTGAACACCTGCGGAGCACCCGAGCCGCTCTCGCGGCCCAGGATCCCCGCCGTCATCGTCAGGCCGCTGCTGCCGATCGCACCAGGCTGCACCGCCGTCGTGGCCAGCAGGCCCTGTCCAGCCAGTGCGTAGGCCGCATTGCCCTCCGCTGCGGTCAGGTAGCCGGGGTGCGGATCTGCAGCCGCCACGTGCGCAGCCACCGCCGCTGTCGCCGCGCCCGCAGTCTCCTTCACCGCGATCGCCGTTTCCAGCACATCGAGGTTGCCGTCGTGCTCCGCCGCCGTCAGCGGCGTCCCCTTGATCAGCCTGCGGATCAGTGCCAGTGGCATCAGGCGAACACTCCTGCCTCGAAAACATCAGCCTCGAACACTGCAGGCAACGGCAGGCGGTGCAGCATCAGCAGCCATCCGGTGTGACCATCCGGCTGCGCATCCCGCACCTTGAACAGCCCATCCCGCACCTCCACCTCATCGCCCTGGCGCGGCTCCACTGCCAGCGCCTGCCGGTTGACCAGGAGCACAGGTTGCGTGGACCGCACCTGCACTCCCGTCTCCGGATCCAGTCCTACATGCGAGGCCTGGTAGACCCCGCTGCCTGAATACGCTGTCTGGCCTCGGCGATAGGTGATGGGTTCCCCCATCACCCGGATCACCGCCGTTAGAGCACGGTTGGCCAGATCAGGCAGCATCAGAATCAGACCACGAACTTGTTGAGGCGCACCCGGGCCGCCGCATCCGTTGTGGCCTTGGCCGCAGCGAACACACCCACATAGGAGTTGCTGGTGGACACCGGCGTGATGCGCTTGTTGGTGTTGTCCCAGTAGGCCTTGGCGCCAAACACGGCGTCGGTGCTGGCACCGGTCGCAGCGGTCAGCCCGTAGATGCCCTCGGTGTGAATGTTGTCAGCATCCCCCTGGGCACCGCCGACGCTGCAAACGCCGAACAAGCTGCCAACCAGCACACCCTCGCCCGGGTTGCGGGCGTAGGGCAGGGTCACCTCGACATAGCAGCCGTCCTGGACGTAGCCCAGGCCAGTTGCAGGATCAAAGCCTTTCATGGAGTCCTCTCAGTAGGGTGATCAGGAAGCCAGCGATCAGACGCCGGAAGATTTGTAGAACGCTTGGTGCTGGCCCACCATGCAGCCAAAGTCGTGACGCAGGTAGGTCACGATGCCATCAGGATCGCGCTTGATCTCCGACTCGATCGTGGGCCCGCCTTCGCCTTCCAGGCCGCCAAACACCACACGATCCACACCAGGGTATTCGCCCACGATGTAATACTCCGTGGTGCCATTGGCACCGTTGACATCCAGCCGAGGCTCGACGATCGGGGTAAGTTTTCCAGTGAAGGGGTTGGTGTTGCTTGTTTGGGTTGGGGTAATAGGAGCGTTGAATACCTCGAAAGTGGTCTCCAACGTGGTCGGCAGTAGAATGTACCGGGGAACCACATAGAGCGGATTCTTTCCGGTAAAATCCTTCTGATTTCGCATCTTCTGACGAGCGGCGCTAATCCCTGCTACGCCAATGACGCCGGTGCCCGTGTTGTTGTGGCTGGCGTCAAACAGAACCTTGCCGTCGGCGGTGCATTTGGCGTTGCCGGTAATCAGACTCCACACCAAGTTCGATTCCAGCACCGATGTGCCGCGACCCAGGATTTCCACGGCTCGAGTGATATAGCCCAGGTTGTCGTTGATAATCAGCCGGCGGCCGATCACCAGCTTCTTCCCGTACTCGCTTAGCTTCCAAGAACCCTGTTGCTCTTGAATGGTGCCAGCCTTGTACTCACCGTTTTCCTTGATCTCTTCCGGCAAGATCTGACCGCCGACTTCCAGTTCCTTCATTTCGCGGAAGTCGGGCAGGTTCCGCTGGCTGGCAAACGGCCGCCACGTTTGCTGCTCCGGCGCATAGGCCGCCTTTAGGCTCACCCGCTGGATGGAGGCCATCAGCAGCGGGAAGTCAGCGGTGGCGTGCATCGCTCGAACGGCGATCTCCGACTTGTCCATCCCGCGGTGGTTGATGCCCGCCAGCTCCAGGCTGTCGCGGCACATGTCGAGCAAGGTGCTGCCTCGGTACTCGCGCGCGCCGCCCTCGTCCTCGCCGCCGAATCCAGCACGGGCCTTCAGGTGGTCGAGCTTCGCCGCGAAACGCTTCTCGCCATGGTCGAGCGTCACCTCCACCCGGCTGGTGCCCGAGGGGGCACGTTGCTCACTGGTGGCGCGGGCGTCGATCAGCTGCATGCGAGCCTCATCGAGGGCTACGCCATCAACAATGAGCTGGTGGGCCAGCTTCTCATCAACGCCCAGCTTGCGGGTGGTATCGAGGATCCCCGCAGTGCGGCGGCGCTCCTCGGCGCGGATCTGCTCGGCGCTCTGAATGTCGACGCCTACCGTCACGGTGGGTTCAGCACCACGGGCCTCGGCTCGGGTCTCAATAGCAGTGTCAGGCGCAGCCTCAGCGGCCGGCGCCCCCTGGTGGTCAGCCATGGATCTCTCCTGGGGTTTGGTGGGGGTGGGCTCCTCTGAGCGCACCTGGGAACCGGCGTCAGCCGGGATCGGGACAAGAGAAAGCTCGTAAGGCTCCCAGTCCACAGCGCGCTCAACCGGTGTCACACCGGTCTCGTCGCGCTCCGTCTTGTAGACCTTGTAGCCCACGCTGACGTTGCGGTAGATGCCGTCGAGCACGTCCTGAAAGATCGGCTCGACTTCCACCCGTGAGCTGAACTTCACTAGGGCACGGCCCTCTGTTCCGGTCAGCCACGCACGCAGCACCACCCCGATCTGGTCTCGGAGGTCGTAGCTGCTGTGGGAGTTCAGCAACGGCGCCCCAGCGTTCAACCGGTCCAGACGAACTGCACCAGGCTGGAGGCTGAGTTCCTCGATGTAGTCGCCACGAGACCAGCTCGCGCGCTTCACCTGAGCGCCAGTCGTCCACACCAGCTCGACCGTTCGCTCCTCGACGTTGATCGTCGAGGGCTCGAACATTGCCCTGGTGTGTAGCAACTGATCTGCCATTGCGTGCTTCCTCGCTCCTCGATTCTACGGTCACTTTGAAGGTGGTGTTCCTGTTGCGGCCCCGGCCGCCGGCAGTGGCGTGGCTTTCACTGGCGGAGCACCGGTCGGCGGCAGCGCCGTTCCCGCCGGCCGCCCCTGCGTCAGGCCCGCGCTGCTGACTTTGCGTGGGTCGATGTCCAGGGTGATGCCGGCATCATCCAACATCTTCATCCACTCGATCCACAAATCGATCACATCTTCCGGCTCATAGCCCTCAGCGCGGATCGCCTCCTGCGGCGGCAGCAGGCCGCTGCGGATTCGATCGCGCGTGCTGCTCGTCTCCGACTGCGGGTCAAACAGCTCGCGCTTCGGTGGCGTCCAATCTCCGGTCAGGCCATCGGTGTTGATGCCCACCGCACTGGATGCCGTGAAGAACCACCGCGCCACCTGCCGGAACACCGTCGGCTCCAGCTCCTGCCACGTGTCGCTCTTCAGCCGCCGCTGGAAGCCAATCCAGCCCATACGGCCCTGAGTAAAACTGCCGCCGCTGTAGTCGCCCGTCAGCTCCTCATAGGTGATGCCAGCGCCGGCCGCAATCTCCAACAGGTAGGCCCTGATCGTCTCCGGCAGCTCGTTCGCTGCCGGTGGGTTGATCGTTCGAATGTCCTGACCTGGCCCCAACGTCACAATCCCGCCAGGCTCGATTCGTGAACCGATGGTGCTTTTCTGAGTGCCCTGCCCATCTATATCAACAACAGCCGCTGCCAGGCACGCCGCGATCTTCTCCTTCATCAGTCGAGCATCCATCAGATCCTGCACGTCTCGCAACCGCACCAGGACCGGCGCCAGGCAGGTCACGCCCCGTGTCATCCCTGGTCGTTCCGGAGTGAACAAATGGATAATCTGCTCTGCCGGCACCGTGTTGCTCACCATGCTCGTCACACGATTTGCTCTCTCACCCGGATGGTAGTTGTACAACCAATAGTCAACAGGCTTGTCTTCTGCGTCATAAACAATGCCACGCTTTGTGTAACCGCCGCTCTCGCCGCCAGGTGTGTCGTGTGACTCATCGATCCAGTCGGCTTCCATCACCTGTAGTTGAAGCGGCACCCGCAGACCCAGCCGGCGTATCGTCGCCCTGCTCGGTGTGCGCCACCTAATCAACACTTCGCCGCTGCCCTTCCACGCCTGCACCACTTGCTTCACCAGGCCGTCGAAGTTGGCCTTGCCGTAGTAGTCGCACTGAATCGGATCCTTCATCCAATCCTGCATCAGCCGGGTCACAGTCTTGCCGCGGCTGCCATTCTTCCGGCCATCCTTCGCCTTGAAGCTCCACCCCTCGCCAATCAGGTTGTCGCTCCACACCTGCACAATCTTTCTGGCCCAGGGGTTGTTGCGAATCTGATCACGCGCGCGGTCGCGCATGTCCGCAAACCCTTGAGCGCTTGCGGCATCTGCAGAGCCGCGCTGCGTCATCCAGTTATCGGTCCGCCGGCCACGACCAGCCGCCGAATACTTCCGCATGTCGTCCAGCTGGAGGCGTGCCGCCTCACGGCGCAGCGCTGCGCGAGGGGCAATGGCGGCCAGCAGCTGCTCGAAGGGGTTCATTCGTAGTCGCGCACGAACGTCGGGTAGTCGATCCGCACCACCGGGGCGCTTACCGCCGACAGGTTGGCGAGGATCATCGCCCGGGCCTTCATAAGCTGCTCGCTCGACTGGTAACGCACCACCTTGTCGTCGTAGCGCACCTCCAGGTAGCCGCCAGCAATCGCTTCCTCGATCGCTGTCAGGTGCGCCTGCGTGAACGTGTTCATCCGGGCCACCTCCGTCGCTGCATGTTACTCAGTCCCAGAATGAGGATCCGCCGCTCTCCTCCTCCTGATCGTCCTTCTGCTCTTTCACCGCTGTCGACACTTCCTGCGCCTGCAACGGCATCCCGTGCTCTTCGTCCCAGCGCTCATCGCTCCACCGATCCGCACCCACCAGCGCAGCCCCGGCCCTGGCATAGATCCGGCAGTCGAGCGCCTCGTTCCGTGGCCGCGTCTTCACCCACTCGAACCGGTTGTACCCTCGCCGGTCGATCGTGTTGGTCAGCCGCTCTGCGCATAGCTGCCGGAAGAACTCCTCGTCGTGATCCGGCAGGCCCCGCCGCAGCCAGCCATAGAGCTCAGACTTCCCGGTGCTGCTGCCCACCGGCCACACCTTGACGCCGCCGCGCAGCGCCTTGCCGTTGCGCAGCACCTCCACCCGGCCCGGTGTGCCGATGATCGAGGTCTGGCTTTCGGGCCCACCCTTGACGGCGATAACCCGATTGCCGGCCTGGCTCCGCACCCACCGGTAGACCTCCTGGCTCCTGAACCCCGAGTCCACCGCCGTCATCCGGATCGGCAGCCGCTGCCCATCGCCGCGGCCGAACTCACTCCGCACGAACTTTGACAGCTCGCGCCATACCGCCGACTGCGCCGTGTCGCCCGCCAACACCTGGTAGTCGAGGCTCCAGTTCTCCATCCCCTTGCCCCAGCCCACCACCTCCAACTCAAGGCGGTCCATCTGCACGTCCACGCCGCAGGTTATGAACACCACCCCATCGGGCACCGTGCCCAGCTCGTAGAGCTCCCGGCGGCTGTAGAGCGCTTCCCAGTCCGGGGCCTCGCCGTCGTCGTTCCAGCACTCCGCCAGCACCGTGTTGGTCCAGGGCTTCAGCTCCGCCGGGTTGTCCTTCGCCTTTTCGTAGCCCACCGCGATCTCAGTCCAGCTGAGCCAGCCCAGGGGGCTGTAGAGCCCGTTGAGGTGGTAGCCCTGGACTTCGCGCTCAGGGAACAGAGCCTCCCACCAGTCGTCGCTGAACACCTCTGGGTCGTACCACCACGCCTTGGTGTCCTCGCTGATGCCCTCCCCGCATTCCTCGCAGATCAGCACCGGCGGCTGCCGCAGGGTGTTCGGCAGCCCAGGGTCCTTTGGGTCGTAGCGCAACCTGTCCCAGCTCAAGACTTGCCGGTGCCCACAATGCGGACAAGGCAGCTTGAGGTGCTGCTGGTTGCTGGTCTCCCACTTACCCCAGATCGCGCTACGACCAGCCAGCGTCGGAGTGCTGGTCCACGCCATCTTCTTGCGCACGCCAAACGTCCGCGTCCGCGCCGTCACAATCGCCAGCGGGCTCCCTTCCTCGTCCACATCCGCCGGCCAGCGGTCGATTTCGTCGCCCGCCAGGAAACGGATCGGCATCGACGCCAAACCCGATGCCGCATTGGCTCCACCCAGAATCAGGAATCCGCCGGTGAACTCCTTCATCAGCTGCGTGTTGCCGCTGTCCCGCTCGCGCGGGGCCTTCACCTTCTCCCGCAGGCTCGGCGTCGCCTCGATCATCGGCGCGATGCGCATCTTGCTATAGCGCTTCGCCAGGTCGATCGTCGGCTGCACGAACAACGACGGGCCTGGCGCGATGTCCATGATGTACCCCTCCCAGTTGTTGAGCGCCTCGCTCTTCCCGCTTTGCGCTGGAAACACCAGCACCACCTCCTGCACCGTGCTCGTTGCCGACAGATCGTCCATCGGCTTCCGCAGATATGGCGTCCGCGCAGTCCGCCAGGGCCCGTGTTCACTCGACGCTTTGTTGCTCAGCACCCTCCGCTGATCCGCCCACTCGCTCACCGTCAGCAGCGGGTCCGGGCGCATCCCACGCCAGAACGCCTGCAGCGCTTCCTCAGGCGACGCCAGCGGCACGCACCAACTCCTCCAGGGCTCTCACATGATGTCGGTCGATGACCTGCATCACCGCCGCGCGCTGCTCCTGGCTCAGCCCGCCGACCGCCGTTGCAATCTCGCCCACCATCTGCTGGCTGGTGCGCAGCACCGCATCACGCACTTGCATCCCTGCCGCAGCAAACGCTCGCTCCGCCGCCGCCTTCTCCAGCAGCTTGCCGCTCCGCTCCTCGTAATCGAGCTTCAGCAGCATCGCCTTGTAGCCTTCGGCCGCGGCCTTTGCTGAGTTGTACGTGCCAGCAGTGCCACGGTTGCCAGGCGGATCTGGCGGCGCCATCGGCCCCGGCGGCTCGACATCCTCCCCTCTCGCCCGTGCTTTCCCCGCGTTGATCTGCGCTGCACTCCTAACCCGGCCCGGTTCGGTGTTGCGCTCCCACTCGATCTCCGCAATCTCCGGATCGATCACCCATCCAGGCCGGCCCGTTGTCCCCTTCGCCTTAGTCTTTTCCAGCTGGGCGCTGCGCTCCAGCCTGCCAGTCTTAATCGCCTTCCGCACTGCCTGCGGACTCACGTTCTTCTTGGCGGCGAACTCAGCAACGGAGATCAGCACAACTCGACGTAGTACCCAGCCTCAACCAGCTTGACTCCAACACCCGCAGGCACCGGCTGCATCAGCTCGATCGGCGTGTCCAACCCCGTCATCCCACGCACCAGCGTCACCAGCTGGTCGATCAGCAGCACCGCATGGCCGCGGCCTTCCAGCATCTCGTCCACCGTCGTCTCGGGGCCCTCCGCCCCGAACGTGATCCGCATCGGCCAGCCCCTCACGTGCCCGTCATCGCCCCACTGGCAGCCGTACCGGATGCTCGCCCCCCCAATCATCGAACGTCGGCACGAACGGCCTCGGTGGAGTCACAGCATCCTGCCAGGGCATCAGCACCATCGTCCCCGGCGTCGCCTTCACCACCGACACGATGTTCTGCCCCGGGGAGGCATCGATCCACGTCCACACCTGCGCATCGCCCCATAGCAACCTTGGCTGCGACACCACCACGCCATGCAGCTGAAGCATGCAGCTTCCCGGCTCGCGCATCACCTCCAGCCCCAGCCGCTCGCTCAACGCCCACGCCAGCACCAGGGCCCCGTCATCCACGCCCCACAGCCGGCAGTCCGGCAGGTCCCTCAGCAACCCATGCGCGATCTCAATCAGCTCCAGGCTTCTGCTCATCCATCCACTCCCTGCAGAGCGTCGCCAGGGCCTCCGGCATCCCCTCCAGCCCCCATCGCTCCTTCGCCATCCGTGCAGCACCCAGCACCGCCTCGCGGTCATCCCACCGCATGTTCAGGCTGAACACGTGCCGTAGATCGATCGCCGCCAGCTCCTTCGCCAGCAGCTCCTGATCCCACGTCGCTCCCTCCGCCAACCGGTTGTCCGCCAGGAGGTACGCGCGCCGTTGCACCTCATCCAGGTGGTCGAGCACCACCACCGGCACAGTCGCCAGCCCCAGCAGGTGCGCAGCCTGCAGGCGGCCGTGGCCCGCCAGGATCCCGTCCGCGCTGTCCACCAGGATCGGCGCGGTGAAGCCGAACTCGCGGATGCTCGCCGCGATCTGCTCCACCTGCCGCTCGGAGTGGACCCGCGCGTTGTTTGCATAGGGCCGCAGCCGCTCCAGCGGCCACATCTCCAGCCGCTTCGCCATCGCAGGAATGCTCACGTCGCTCATGCCGTCATCAGGCCATCAGCACCCATCGTTGCGCAACCATGCGCCCCCCTACCGCTGGCTCCTTCCTGATCAATTTTTGGCGCAGCACCCCCCAATCA